ATCTATATCATATAATATAGAATTAATAGATACATTTTCATACAATTTACCAAAAAATTTAAAAACATCTGTAAACGGAAATAATATTAAAATATCTGGTAATTTGCCATCATTTAATGAAATAATTTTACCTAAATCTGTTATAGAAGATAGAGAAGTTTTACATTATACTGGAGATAATTATGATAAAAGAGGAAGATTTAAAGGAGAAAACTATGTATTTAATTCTGAAATTTATGCTGTTTTTAAATTAACTACAGATATTAATTTACAAAACACTATAGAGAATCAAGATTGTTTAGAATTCTTTACAAAACCAGAAAATAACTTAGAATTTGAACCATTAGATGATTTCGATACAGCAGAAATAAAATGGATTTATGAACCATTTAAAATTCCATTCTATGGAAGATTCAAAAACGATAAACAAGCAAATAAAGTAATATTTAACAGAAATAATATTAATAATAAAATTGAATATAATTCTTTTAATACTTCTATAAGAAATTATAAATCAAAAATAAAACCTTATAAATATGAAATTCCAAAAGGTAAATTAAATGAACATTATCTAAAATATTTGCCAGAATGGTTTGGTTTAGGAGGAAATAGAGATGATTTTTATAGAAATAATAGAGATAATGATGGAATATATTGTTTAAAACTTAAAGAATTTACAAATTATACTTTAGAAAACAATTTAGGAGAAATTGTTGGACGTTATGCTATCATAAATGACAATAAATTTGAATCTTATTATATTATAAAGAAAACGTTTTATTTTCCTTTTATTCTTCAACAAAATTTAACTAATTCAATTTGGAAATATGATTATTATTCAGAATACAATAAATTTGATATTTCTAATATAGACGATTATGTAAAAAATGGATTATGGTTTGATTATAGAGATTCTCTTAAGTTGCGTAATATTTAATTTTTAACCTCTTTTTATAGAATTTTTCTCTTATATAGATTTATAAAAGAAATTTTGCTCAGCAAATAAATTTTTCATACCTCTTTTTATAGAATTTTTCTAATATTAAAATTATAGATAAAAATATAGTGATATAAAAATATTTAGCGATATATTGAATTTGTTTTAGAGAAAATTTGTGTGTTTTAGTAGTTAGATAGTAAATTAAAAAGGTTAGGATTTCCTAACCTTTTACCTTTTTAGAAGTTTTTGGAGTTTTTGAAGCTAGATAATCTTTAGCATCTATAAAATCTCCATTTTTAACAACATGTGTGCAAATTCCTCTTTTACACATTTCTAATGCGTCAAACCAGAATTCATGACCTTTATAAAACATTTCTAACTCTTGTTTAGAAAAGAATTTATCTATTATAGAATTAAAATGATTTTTAACAAAAACCATATCAAATTCCATTTGATTTTTCATGTCAGACGATTTACCATAATATCCAGCAGAAAAATCATGAAACATTATTTGAGAATTTTCAAAACACACTCTTTGATCACCTAAACAGAATAAAAGAGCTGCTGCAGAATATCCAAATGGATTTAAAAAAGTTGTTACTCTTCCATAAAATTGATTTTTCATAACGTTTTCAAATCTTTGTAATTCCGTTAAATATCCACCGCACGAATGGATAGAAACTTCTAAAGTATCATTTACTGTAGATTCTTCTAGTTTAAAGAAAATTTCATCTAAATTTTCATCATTATTTTCCATATCACCTATAAACAATTTATAAGCATTAACAGTTGTCACTGGAACAGCAAATAATGTGTGTGTTCCACCTTCTTGTTTCTTTGTTTCTTGTTCTTCATCTTTTAATTTTATCATTATTTTCCTTTGTTCTCAAATTCGTTTAATAATTTCTCTAATTTTTCAAGAGTATCATCTAACTTTGAATTTTCTATTTTAAATTTTAAATCTTCTAATAGAAAATCGTGTTGTTTTTGTTGTTTATAATCAAGATATAAACTAATAAAAAGATATAGAATTAAAGCAAATAAGAATAAATCTATCATTTTTTATCCTTTAATATAGATTTATAAGCTTCAAGAATTTTTTCTAATCTTTTATTTTGATTTTCTTGAAGTGTATTTTCAAATTTTTCTCGTTCTTTTTTGATTTTATAATCTAGATATAAAGACACAAAAAGATACAACACCATAGCGCCTAAAAATAAATCAATCATATTTACTCCTTTTTATTTAATTATAATTAAAAAAATCTTAAATTAATCCTGCTATTTCTACACAACATGCACCCAAATTTAAGTTTTTATCTCTTACATTTGCAGATTGAAATTGATATTTTGCTATTGTTAAAATTACTTGTGGTTTTTGAGAAACTTTATCGATATGGTTAAATAACCAAGTATAAAAACCATCTGGATTTACAATTTCATAAACTTTTTTTATCATTAATTCAAAATTTCTAGATTTCATCAAATCTAATAAATCTTGATATGTATCTTTTAAAGTTATTTCTGATAATTGTAATTTATTATCTATCGTATTAGATTGAAGTAACATTAACATTCCTCTAATAGATGGATATTTTAAATCAACTAATTTAACAATATCTTCTTGATTAAATTCTACATTTTCATTTTTCAATATTTGAATTAATTTTATAATAATTTTTTTAAATATGATATTCTTATTATATTCAAAAATTTTATCAAAATCATACACTTCAAATCTATTAACAATTGGTTCTGGAATTTTATTAATGTAGTTACAAGTTGATATAAAAAGACAATTTGAAGAAAATTCTTCTATCATTCCTTTCATTGCTGAGTGTGAATTTTCCGAAAACCCGTCTGCCTCGTCTAATATTACAATCTTTTTTCTGCCATCAAACGATGAAGTGCTCGCAAATTGTTTAATTTTTCCTCTTAAAACATCTATTGAAGAATCTAAAGAAGCATTTATATATAAAGATTCCATCCCAGATTCTTTAACTATTGCATTAGCAGTAGAAGTTTTACCAAGTCCTGGATTAGATGAAACTAAAAGAATATTTTTAGGATTTTCCAACATTGTTTTAAATTTTTTTAAATATTCATCTGGTAAAATAAGATCTTCTATTCGTTGAGGTCTATATTTTTCTGCCCAGATAATTTCTTTATCGTTTATTATCATCTTTACTCCTCATATACATTAACGTTATCAATTATCATTTTACACAATTCTTCTTTTAGTGGTTTTACTATGTGTATTTTTGAATTAGGTTTGTCTTTATGTTGAATTTTATATATCAATTTAAAAAAATCAATCAATTCATCTAAACACATTTCATCTATAATTTTATCTGTTTGATGTAGAATATCATCTACTTTATTATAAATAGTCATATTTTCTCCTTCAATAAGTTCTCATATATCTTTTATAAAATATATCAAATGCTTCTTCAATATTATTTGATATGATATGTTGTCTTCCATTTGATTCTTTTATTTTAAGAACTTTACCATTAAAAGTCATTTTAGCAACAACTATTGGAGTTCCATAAATTCCTGTTCTAACTATATCTAATTTTTTAAAATTCAACATTTGATCTCCTTAAAACTAAATTTATGCCTTTATTTTCTAAATCAATTTTCTTATTATCATCTGTATTATAATAAGATAAATCTAATTCATATTTTTTAGTAAAATCAAAAACATTTATTTCTGATTCTAAAAACTCTGGATGAAGTTTTTCAACATCTTTTAAGAATTGAAGTAATTCTTTGGTTTTCATATTATCTCCTTTAATTTATGGGATAATTATAACACAAAATTATTAAAAGAAGTTTAAATCACTAAATCTTAAATAATTTTAAAATGTTACACTTTTATTACTAATTTAAAATTGTTACTTATCATTAAAATAATTTAACCCTTTTGTTAAGATAAAACTTCCATTTTCAAAATAAGGTGTTATTGAATATTTTTTTAGATAATATTTTAAATTAAAAATTTCATAATTTAAAGATTGTTCGGCTTTTATTAATGATCCAGAAGTTAAAATATCTTCTAATGGCACGATATTTTGTGTATATTGATTATTTGTTAAACCTATATAAAATTTATTATATTTACCAAAGAAATAAATTTTACCTAATTTTTTAGATAATTTTTGAGCATTATCTTTACTTCTTAAATTAATAAAATAAACAGTTTCTTTAGAATTATTATTATATAAATAATAAACATCATTAAAACCTAATTTTATTAATTCTTTATTATTAGAATTTGATAAAAATCTATTATATTTTATTTCATCTATACTTAAAGAAGGAATAACTTTTGATATTAGAAACATTTTTTGGATTTTTGAAATTTCATTATAATTTAAAATAGAAGCATCATATTCTGTTTCTATATATAATTTATAATCTCTAGTATTAATAAATTCATTATAATTTATATTTTTATTTTTAAGATTATTTAAAAAATCATTTATTTCTGAATTAGAATAAAATCCATCAAATGTTAAAATCAAAAATTTATCCTTTTTAATCTATTTATTTAATATAAATTTCTCTAGGAAAATCTCTTATATCTATTTTAAAAGGAAATTCTAATTTATCTTGAATTATATTAACGTTTAATATATTATTCTCAACTTTAGTTCCTTTTAAAACTTTATATCTAGTTATATTAGTAGGAAAAGCTTTATTACCGATATAAAATTCTATATCTTTTTCTTTAGATAGTCTTAAAACTTTTTTAGCGTTTAAAACGCTGTCTTTATCCAAAAATGTAAAGATATTAAAATTTTTAAACAATTCTGACTTTGAAACTTCCAATATTTCAGAAGTTTCAATATTTTCAATTACTATAAAAGAACCTTTAACCTTTTTAAACATATAAAAATCTCTATCAATAAATTCTTTTTCTATTTTTGGTGAAAATAAATCACACACATACAATTCTATAGACTGTTCTGTAAAAAATTCATTTATTTTATTTAAAAAATTCATTTATTCTCCTTTTTACAAATATTAAAGATAATAAAGTTTTATTCTTCTATAATATTTTCTACCATATATTCTAAATCGCATTCACGACTATCATAATCAGAATAAGCATCTATACTATATATGAAATAACAATTTTTTAAGATTTTTATATCACATATATAATAATCTTCATAAAAATAACTTTCGGTCTTACTTAAAATCTCGATTATGTTATTATCTTTTTCTAAATATTTTTTTGAAATTTTAACGTGTAAAATGTCTCCTTTTTCAAAAAACCGTAAAGTCGTTTCAAATATACCGCCTTTTTTAATATAATCTATTATTTTCATTTTAATCTCCTTATGCTATATCTATTACGAGATAATTTTTACTTAGAATTTGTTTAATTCTAGGATTTTTTACATCGTAAACCTCATCAGTATCTAGTTCAATATAAACTTTAGTATCTAGATCTATATTTTGATCTTCTATTACTTGTAACAATTCTTTTAAAGTCATTTTAATCTCCTTTTATACTATTATTAAATATTTTCTATTTCTTGATTTTCTAAACACAAATATGATCCAAATATACAATTTTCATCGTCTTCTGGAATTTCAAGATAAATTTTACCTTTTTCAAAATATATTTTAACATCATCATAATTAGTTAAATCATCTAATTCAACACAAAAATTTTCAAAATTATTATTAAAATTTCTATTCTTTTTAATATAATCTAATATTTGTAATTTAGTATTATATGCTTTAAGAAATATTTCCTTTACATCATCGTATTTCATCTTATATCTCCTTTTTATTTTAATTATATCATATAATTATTAAAAAATGTTTAACTTTTGAGCCTTACAAATATTATAGTCTAAAGTTCTTTTTATTGTAGTGTATCTAGTTGTAGGCATTAATATTGTTGTTTTACCATTAAAAATAGGTATAAATGATGTTGATGTTGTGCCCAAATCTTCATAATAATATGATATATTGTCTTCACAATAATATGTGATACCTTTAATTGTAATATGCTCTGTGTTACAAACAACAAAAATAACATAAAAACACAAACCAAACACCAACACTGTCAGAAAAGCCATTAATTTTTCAAAAGTTCCCATCTCGCACATCTTAAAATCCTTAATATAAAACTTCATCAACTATACAAGAATCAATAAATCCTATTTTCTTAACATTTAATGGTAAAGTTATCTTTTTAGGTTCAATATAAATGGCACACCAATATTTGTTAATTGTTTGTATTTTTAATTTATCAGTTTCTTTTATTTCTGCTAAATAAAAATTATCATTTAATTTATAATATCCTAAATTATTTAATCTTTTTATAAAATCTTTTATCATAATTCGTCTTCTTTTTTACCATTAATATAACCAATATTAAAAGTCTTATCTAATAGCCATTGAAGTGTATAATTATTGACATTTACCGAAATATAATTATCGACTTCTTCATAAAGTTTTGTTAGTTCTTCTGAATTCATTGCAAGCAATACGGCTTCTTTCTCTCTAAAAGAAGGTATTGCTAAGATATTTTCTACTTTCATTTTATCCCCCTTATTTAATCTCTTTTATTAAAGTTCTGATGTGAAGTCTTTGAACTCCGTGTCCGCCCGCTAAAATACTTTGAACTTTAACTTTACCATTTTGTCCTGTTACTACTCCATTTAAAACTATTTCATTGTTTCCTGATGTAGTTGTTAAATCTGATAAATCAGTGATATTTCCTACTTTTGCTGAAACTTTATTTAAAAGATTTGAAAATAGAGTTAATGATTGTTTAGTACATTTGTCTATAAAATATTGATTATTACTTCTAAATCTTATAACTTCATCTATTATAGATTTGTTGTATTTGTCTATAAGATAACCTGTTATTTCCATTGTTTTGCTTGGATTTTCTGCTTTTAATGTATTATATTCATCTCTAATATCTGAAACTAATTCTAAAGTTTCTTTGATTAGTAATTCTCTATAAATTGCTTCAAACTCTGCCAATTCTTTTGGAAGTTCTATTGTTGTTTTCATCTTGTATCTCCTTTAATTTAATAGAACTATTATAACAAAAGAAGTTTAGGATTTATTTAAATTTTAGAACTTAAAACATATTCATTATTATCTATCCATCTTATTTCTGGATATTCATAATATTTTTGATCCCATATATACCAAGCATAAACCATCATTCCAGTTTTATATTTTCCATCTTCTCTTAAATCTTGAGTTAATAATGGATATCTTGTAAAAACATAAACAGTTTTTAATTTCTTTAAATTATATATTTCATTTAATCGTGTAACCCCATGAAGATAATTTAAAGGTAATAACATTGCAATTTTATTATTTGCTAATTCTAAAGATTTTTTAACAAACTCATTGGCTAATCTAAATGGTGGATTTGTAATGATATTATCAAATTTTTTATTAAATTTTAAGAAATCTATACCTAATCCTTCATCATAATCTTGTGCTGTTACTTCAAAATTGTGTTCTTTTAAAACTTTAGAAATAGCGCCTTTTCCACAAGAAGGTTCTAAAACATTACCTATAAATTCTTCATTTTGCAATAATTGTTCAGTCATTGAATAAGGTGTTTGATAAAAATCTGATTTAGGTCTTTCTTTATTTGTATTTCCTGAAAAATTCTTTCCCATGTTTTACTCCTTAATTGTATTAAAATATTTATAATTTTTGTTTACTAATAAATTAGCATCTATTCTACCATATCCAAATATTTCTAATTTTTTATATTTTAAATATGTATTATATAATGGATTTATTTGATTATATGGTAAGCAATAGCTTTTAATATCTGGCAAAATCTCTAAACATTTATCAACTTCATCCTTAATTTCTGTAAATTTATTACATCTTAAATGTTTAAAACCATGTCCGCCTATTTCAAATCCTTCTGATTTAAGAAATTCTAATTCTTCTAAACTTAAATAAGCTGATTTATTATTTTTTTGTCTATATAAATCATGAGCATTATAACATTCTATAAATTCTATTGGTGCAACATTAGAATCTCTGATAATATCTCCTGAAACAAAAATAATTTTTCTTTTATCTTTAGGAAATTTATCAAAATTTAATAATACTGAATATAAACCGTCATCAAATGTTAAAATATCATATTTATCAAAATTTATTGTAAAAATATCATCATAAATTTCATGTATCATTAAAATTTTCATTTTATATCCACTAATGTATAATTAAAAATAAGGAGGATTATTCCTCCAAATATTCTAAAATGTAAAATCGTCTTCCTGGTTTTTCTAAACTAGATGCAAATTTTCCATCAATGGATTCAGAAACACCATTGTGAATAATCTCTTTTCCATCCATAGAAACAAAAAACAAAATTAAACTATTATCTGAGTGAACTCCAGGAAATCCTGTTTCTTCCATTCTATCTATCCAAGCATTAAAGCTAGACATCTCTACTAAATTGATTTTCATTTAAGACTCCTTTAAAAATTTATAATAATTATATCAAATAAAATTTAAAAGATTTTTAAGTTCTTTTGTAATATATCCATTTTTAGGATATTTAGGTATTTTTTTATTTTTAGATTTTAAATACTTAACAATTTTATTATAATCAGATTTACTAATTTTTTCCTTTAATCTAAAAGATTCTTTAGGATGTAAATATGGTAAATTTGGCTGATCCAAATAATCTGCACAATTTCTTAACCATTGAATTAAATCTTTTACACAATATCTTTTATGATTATTTTCTATTTTACCTAAAAATACATTACAATTAGAACACAATAATCCTCTTATTAATCCAGCTCCATTTTCACCTGGAATTTCTTTAGATGTCATATGTTGATGATCTAATGCATCAGAAATAGTTAAGTCTTTACCACACAAAGGACATTTACATGGTAAAAGACTTAATTTTAATTCTTTTAAAGTTTTAGCTGTTAATATTTCAAATTTCATTTTCTTCTTCAGATGGATAGAATGTTTTCATTAATGGATTTTTTCTTTCTTTATTAATTTCTTCTAGAGTTTTATTAATTTCTTTTTCATCCATTTTAAATATTTCTTCATATAATGTTTTAACTGGTAAAATATTAGCTCCGAAATCTCTTGCTTGAGAAAATGATTCTAGTCTTTTCATAAAGTTATTTAACTTCATCCTTTCAACAAACATGTTTTGACCAGGATAAAAAATTTCAATGTTTTCTTTTAATTTATTAAATTCAGATTCTTTAACAATTCCAGAATAAACCATTTCTCTTTTTAATAAATCAATGAATACATTAGAATATACATCTCTTAATCTATCTATAAAAGAGTAAAATTTAACATCTTCTCTAGATGTTTGTGTAGATTCATAATCGAAAGTTTGATCTGCTTCTTGATTTATTGAAATTCTGTTTGAAGGAATTTTAAGAGATTTATATAATTTCTTATAAAAATATAAAATATCATCCATTTCACCAAGAGCACCTCTTTCATCAAGAAGTTCAACTTGTGTTCCTTTAGCTCCAGATCTATTTCCAAACCAGTAATCTTCGATTAATGATGTGATGTGTTGTTGATTTGTTACTTCTCCAGTATCTGAATTATAGAATTTTTTATATTTAAATTGTTCTTGAATTTTTCTCATAAAAGCTTCTGCTTTAGAAGAAGGTAAATCAGAAATATCAACATTAAAAATTCTTCTAGAAACAGATCTATTAAATCTTAATGGAATCAATAAATCTTCTAATGTTTTTAACATATTCGCTGGTTTTATAGCATTCTCTAAATAAGAATAAAAAACTTTACCATCAGATGAGGTTAAACCAAAATTTTGATGAACTATTTCATCAATTTTATATTTATAAACAATCGGTTTATCATCTTTTGAATAATACATTTGATTAAATAAAGTTATTCCATCAATGTATTCATAAACTTCATCTTTTCCATTCCAAGCTAAATATCTAGGATCTAAATAAGTAATATTTGTTATTCCATTTTTCTTATTTTCTGAGTAAGAAACTTTTAAATTTAATTGACCATCTATATAAGAATCTCTTACTATTCTATAAAAATTTTTATTTAAATTTAATAATCTATATATTTTTTCAAATTTTTCTTGAAATATTTTTTCAAAATTCTTAGATTCTCCATTAAATTTAAGTTGAACAGCATCTTTAAATTCAGGAGTATATATTATTTCATTAACAATTTCATCTATTGCATCTGAAACTTCTGGATATTCAGCAATTTGTCTATATATTTCAATTTTATCAGCTTGTCTCTGAGACGTTGTTTGTTTATCATATGCATTATATCCAGCATTGAAATAAGCGTCGAAAAACACAGTTCCATTTAAGAAACTATCATCTTGTGTTAGAACATTTTGAATTTTTTGAGGACTTATATCTCTGTAATAATCTAAATATTCTTTTGGTTGTTTCAAAAAAGTTTTTTTAATTTGTTCAGTTATCCACATTTTAGAGTTCTCTTTCTTTTATATTAAAATCTCTATTGTGTTTTAATTTTCTATCATTTTATATTTATAGAAATTAAAACATATTTCTTTTTAATCTATTTATCTCTTTTTTATATTAAAATTTAATTTTTTAATAAATTTTTAGTGTTCTATTTATCTAAAATTTAGTGTTGTTTAACATTAATCTAATAAAGATTCTTGAATATTTTTTATACCATTTACTAAATCTTGACCAGAATTTCCTATAATTGTATTAACTATTTCTGAAATATATGATTCATTTTTAATAAATTCAACATCAGAATAAGTAAAATCTACTGAAAATCTTGATAATGCATCTACTTCTTCATCAGATGTTTCAACTGCTCCTACAGATGTTACAAAACAATTTGTTAATCTATATCCTTTAACTTTTTCTCTTGTTTTAGATAGTTGCCAAATTTCTACATCTCTCATATAATAAGGAGAACCTTCATTATTTGTTAAAGCATTTTGAAAAAAGTTTAAACCTTTATCAAATGAAAATAAAGTTTTAATGTTATTAATGCTCTTAACAATTCCAGATACACCATTTACTAAATCGTTTGCATAATCTCCAAATATTCCTAAAGCGTTTTCTTTATTTAATGTTGTGTTATCAACTTCTCTCATCCAATTCATAAATAATTCACGAACTTTCATTTCAGAATCGTCAATAAAATTCACAGTATATGTGGCTTGTAAATCTGTTTCTCCTCTAACTCTAAAACGTCTTCCTTTTATAAAAAGTTCAACAGATCCGATAGTGCGTTCTGGAAGACTTGTAGACTGACATAATATAGCCAATTTTTTACTTAGTGCACCGGGAACCGACACCAACAGAAGATAAACATTGGATCTAACACTTAAGCCGGTTCCTAATTCTTTCTTCACATCTTTTAAAGAAAAACTAAATTGACCCATTTTTCTCTCTTTTTTAATCTATTTATCTTTTTAAAAATTTTAAAGAATTTTTTGATATTTTATTACTTTAATATTTTAAAAAGGAGAAAATGTGCAATTGTCATTATTAACAAGATACAGCAGTGGGTTGTATAAACGTTATTATAATGTAATATGGATTTTAAAATTTAAAAATATCTTTAAAGTAAGTTTAGAAGAAGCAATAATAAAAAATTCAAATTTTTGGCACCCTGGCAATGTTAAGGCTCAACTAAATGTTATTTGTGAGTTTTTTAATACAGAAATATCTTTAGAAGACGTAAAAAAATCACATACTTATAGAAAAAGAAAAAGAACATTAAAAGTTTTTAGTATTTCTAAAGAAGATCACAAAAAATTGGTGCAAAAATCACAAGAAATGTTTTTTGAATTAAAATATGGTGTAAAAAATCCATATCAGTTAGAAAAAGTTAAAGAAAAGGCAAAATTAACTAAATTGAAAAGATATGGAGACGAAAATTACACCAATTCAAACAAAACTAAGCAAACAAAATTAGAAAGATATGGAAATGAAAATTATAATAATATAGAAAAAATAAAAGAAACCTGTTTAGAAAGATATGGTGTAGAAAATTATAATAAAACAGATGAATGCAAAGAAAAGATTAAACAAACGTTTTTAAAGAATTATGGAGTAGAACATTATTCTCAGACAGAAGAATATAAAGAAAAATTTAAAGATACTTGTTTAAAACAATATGGCGTAGAACATTATTCTCAAACAGAAGAATATAGAGAAAGGGTGAAACAAACATCATTAGAGAAATATGGCGTAGAGCATTATTCTCAGATAGAAGAATACAGAGAAAGGGTAAAACAAACATCATTAGAGAAATATG